TAGAAGCCTCGGCATCGTCGCGCGCCGGAACCCACTGTCAAGGGCTGCCGCGTCTTCCTCGGCTGACCCAGGGTCGCGGATGCTACCCCGGATGCGACAGATGAAAGCCGGCCGGTCGAACAGGCCGTCCATCGTCTCACCGGCGCCGGGACCACGGGTGACCATGACCATCCGGTCCGGCTTGTCTGGCAGTGGTGACCCGTAGGTCGGCGAGAACTTCAGGCCCGGCGCCTGCTGTCGAGCCCAGTCGATGAACTGCGACGTGGTGATCACTACGACCTCCGACGTCGTCGTTCACGCGCGCTGACCCGCGGCGCCAACGGGGCGCGGTCGTAGACCACCGCCCCGTTGGACCGTACGATCGGATGACCAGAGCTGCGCAGAGGCGTCAGGTCGACGGGTGCCCGTGAGAACACCTCGTCAGCCATCTTCTCCATGTTGTCGGCCATCTTCTCGTCCAGCGTGCCGTCCAACACGCCGTCCGCCAGGTGCGCCGTGAACTCTCGAGCGTGTGAGAGCAGAGGCTCACTGACGAAGTTGGGACCACCGCCACGCGGGTGGTTGAGCTCCTGATGCACGTGCTGGTACGCGGCGTACGGCTGGTTGACCACGATCAGGCCCTCGAGCTCACCGACCCCGACCCTGTGCTCCAGCTCGTCCAGCCGCGACCGCCAGGTGCCGGCCATCAGTCCTCCTCACCAGCCAGACGGCCACCGTCCAGGCCCACGTCGCTCGTACCCGAGGGCGAAGTCCTCGAGGCTGAACAACGTGCCCTGGTACTGGTTGACGACCGCGATGTTGCCGGCCGTCGAGCCGCCTGGCTCTTCGCCAGACTCACCCGGGTACAGCTCTGCCTTTCCGGCTGCGATGTCCAGCAGCAGGTACCGGGAGCTCTTGTACCGTCGGATGACGGGATCCTCGTCGGTGATGTCCACGCTCTGGTAGTGCGAGAGCGTGGCATCGTAGGCGGCGAAGTCAGTCGTGATCGTGGTGATCACGTCCGGCCACGGCTCAGTGAACGGCACGCTGTACCGCACACTGAGCCGGGAGTTCACCTCCGACGTGGCGCGAGCCGCCGCCTCCTCGAGAACTGTGTTCTCAAGGAACGCGGCAGAGCCCTCGTCGTCCCGTTCCTGTGGGTCGAGGACCTTCCTGATCCGGTCCGGCGTCGTGTACGACGCCATCGCCGGCTCAGACCGTGCGACGTGCGCCGCGGGCCGGCTTCTCCGGCGGTGGCGGCGTCTTGTCGCCGTCGCCCGAGTCGTCCGAGCCCGAGCCCGAGTCGTCCGAGGACTTGTCCTCGTCCGAGGACTTGTCCTCGTCCGCCTCGCGCTTCTCGGCGTCCGACTTGGACTCGATCGCGCCCATCTTGAGCAGACGCTCGGCGACGTCGCCCTCGAGCTCGATCTCCTGGCCGCGCTTGGCGACCTTGCCGGCCGAGTCCTTGTCGGGCCGCGGCAGACTCACCGAGTTGTGCTTCACCACGTAGGTGGCCATGACTCAGTCCTCCTCTCAGGCCGCGGGCGTGTTGACGCCGGTGACCACGGTGACGCACTTCGGCTGGTCGAGGCCGACCGCCGAGGCGCGCTGGATGTCGGACCGCCACGACTTGCGCGGCTCGTCCCGGTACAGCGCGGTGGCCTGCAGCGGCAGCTCGTCCGAGATGAACCCGGCGCGACCGCGCTGCATCATGATGAGCGTGTCGTCGGGGCACCGCGGCGAGACGAGCACGTCGTAGGTGAGGATCCGACTGGGCATCTTGCCGGTGTAGCGCAGGTTCTCGTCAGCGATGTTGCCACCCTGGTACACGGAGTTGAAGTCCCGCTGGGTGGTCAGGTCGAACTCGGTCTCCGGGTTGCAGATGATCGTGTCAGCCCGGAAGTTGAGCTCGTTGCCGTTGACGTCCTTGGCCCGGTTGATCTCGTACGCCGCGGACAGGAGCACCTTGCGGATGTCCGTGTCCTCGTCGCTGAAGCCGGTGGTCGTCGACGTGTGGTTGATCCCCGAGTGACCGAGCACGTAGTCGAAGAACACGTCGTCCCACACCTGGGTCATGCTGTTGCGGACCTGGGTGAGCGACACGTTGACCGCGTCGATCGCGTTGCGACGGAGCGTCTCGTCCGAGACGAGGATCGCCATGGGGCGCTCCTCGCTGTAGACGTTCTTCGGGGTCCCGCGGCTGGTCGTGTAGATCGGGACCTCGCCGTACTCAGCCCGAACACGGGCGACGCCGTCCGCGAACAGCGGCGTCTCCTCGTCGAACCGGACGACGCCGGGGTTCGGGCCGGCGGCGCGGAGCACCGCGTCGGCGACGAATCCCTGGTCGAGCATGGAGACGACGATCGCCGGGATCCGCATGGGATCCTTGACGAAGTCGTTGACTGTGATCCTGGGGCCGTCGTTGGACGACACGTAGGGAAGCGGCGGCATGCCGTGTTCCTTCCTCTCCTATGTTCCTTGGTGCCGTCAGATCAGGCGAGCAGCCGGATCCGGCCCTTTGCCCCGGCAGCGACTCCGCCGGGCTCGGTGCAGATGCCGACGATCGACGCCGCGTCGGGCGTCGCGCCAGCCGGCGTGACCTGACCGTTGGCCGCGGCGATCAGCTTGGCGCCGAACGTCGCTGCGTTGGTGTAGGTCACCTTGATGTCCACCGGCGAGTAGTAGACCGCGACGTGCGGTCGTGCGACGGTGAAGTCGAGCGGGGTGTCGGACCCGGCGGGCTTGGCGTCAGTCGCCGCGACCCCCAGGACCTTCAGCGAGCCCGCGGCAGCCGGCTTGATCTTGCCGGTGGTCCCGTCAGGCTCGACGAGCATCCCGCCCGTCACGGCGACGTTCACCTCGAAGGTGTCCGGCCCGTGCTGGAGCGTGTAGTGCACGCCACTCATGGTTGGCTCCTTGTCTCCTCATCCAGCACCCGGGCACTCAGCCGAGGCGGAAGCTCTTCATGACGTCGGTGACGAAGTTCTCGCGGTCGCTCACGACCTGCTTCTCCTCGTCAGTCGGGTCCGCGATCGCCAGGCCCTCCGGGTTGGAGAGGTCGAGGGCCCGGATGGTCTTGCCGATCTCGGCGAAGACCTCCCGGACGACCTTGCCGGCGTCCACCTTCTCCTTCTTGCCGTCGGCGTTCGACAGCTCGATGACGTGACCAGAGCCCTGCAGGAGCGGACGAGCGAGCTCGATGATCCGCGGGGGCAGGCCGGCCAGCTTGGCGAGCGAGTCACGCTCGCTCTCGTACTCGGAGACGTCCAGCTTGCGCTGCATGCGCGCGAGCTCGAGGACGGTCTCCTGGTGACGGGCGTTCGCCAGCTCGATGGCGCTGAGCCCGTCCTTGTTCGCGGCCGCGATCGGCTCCTTGACCTGGTCGGCCGGAGCGTCGCCGCCGTCAGCACCCTTGTCGATGGTGCCCTTGACCGGGGTCACGACGTCGGACTCGCCCTCACCGTACTTCTCGAGGAGCGCGTCCAGCTCGGCGTCCGAGAGCTTCTCGAAGTCGATCTTGCCGTCCTTGGTCCGCGGCAGCTTGGACTCGTCGACCACGACCTTGTCGTCAGCCGGCTCGTCCTTCTTGTCCTCGACCTTGTCGTCCGCCTTGTCGTCCGCCTTCTTGTCCTTGGCGTCATCCTTGGCGTCGTCGGCCTTGCTGTCCTTGCCGAGCATCTTGCCGAGCAGCCCGTGCAGGGTCTCGGCCTCCTCGGTGGACAGCCCCTTGACCTTGGAATCGGTCACGGCTTCCTCCTGGTTCTGCCCGGCCGGGTTGGCCAGGTCGATGACTTTCGTGATGTCGTTCGAGAGCTCGATCGGCTCCCAGTCCTTCATCCCCCCGACCACGGGGTCGAACGTGGCGAGGACGTGGTTGAGCACGGCCGGCCACACCTTCCCGTCGTTGTCGACGCGGCCCTGCAGGGCACGGATCGAGACGGGGAGCCTTGGGTTGTTCTCGATGAGCTCGAGGGTCTTCTGGTCGTCCGGGCGGATGAGGCCGTACAGCCCGTCGTTCGCGAGCTCCAGCCCCATGACCTCGCCGACCGCGTGGTCGACCGCCTGGGTGTGCTTGTTGTCCGCGTCGGCGAGCACCAGCGGGACGGTCGGCATGACGCCGGCGTTGAACGCCCGCACCAGGTTCATGCCGAGCTCACGGTCGAACGTGTACGTGCCCTCACCGTCAGCTCGGACGATCTCGCCGAAGCGGAGGATCTGCTTGCGGTAGAGCTTCTTGCCCAGCTTGGTCGCGGACTCGTCGACCCACGGGGCAAGGACTGCGACGGTCATGACTTCTCCTGGGCATACGAAGAGGCCCGAGACGTTGGCAGCGTCCCGGGCCTCTTGGCTGGCGGTGTTCTAGATCAGGAGCTGTGGTGCTCCGCTACGTACTTCTCGTACGCCTCGACCCCGTCGTCGCGCAGGATCTTCATGGCCTCTTCGCTGTACCGGGCCGGGTTCTCCTGGTCCGTGGGATCCGACACCGTGATGACGGGCTCGTCGTTCCAGATGCGGTCGTGAGCTTCATTCATTCGGGACTCCTAGGTCAGCACGGCCGACAAGGCCATGACTTTCGTATCCCTATCATACCGTACCATGTTCGAAAGTGCCAGGGCCGTCTTTGCGGCGTACCGCTTGGCCCACTTCTCCCGCCCGTTGACCCGCAGGAACTCCAGGCCCTTGGCCGTGTATCCCTCCGAGCTGACCTGCTTCGAGACCGGGACGATGCCCGACTTCGTCTCGTTGAGCGGGGTCGGCACGACGGTCGCGGTGATGTGGCGAACGCCGGCGGCGTCCGTCATGTCCCTGCTGATCATGAACGTAGACCCGCGCGGCAGGATGAACTCACGCTCACCTGGGTGCGTGCCACCGTCGTCGAACAGGCCATCCACGGAGACGCCGTGGGTGCCGGCCGGCACGAAGATGTGCATCTGCACGGTGTTGCCGAACGGCTTCCCGAACGCCGTGGAGACGAAGCCCGAGTCCTGGAGGAGCTTACCCTCCAGGCTGCCCTTCGGCAGCACGTCGTTGGCGAGCCCGCGGTTCACGAACATGGGCTCGCTGGTCTTGTAGGCCGCCGCCGCCGTGTCGAGGTTGTGGATCTTCTTCTGAGCCGCGGCGTCGATGTGGCCCTGGCCGCGCAACGGGTCGTTGAACGGATGCGACGACGCCGTGTACGACCGGGCCGCCGACTTCGCCGTGGACGGCATGCTCACCTTGGCCGCGCGGTAGTGGCTCGCGACCTCGTGCTCGTTGGGCAGGTACCGTCCACGAAGAGCGTCGCCCTCAGGCGTGCCCTGGACGTACGGGTGGATGCCCTCGAAGATCGCGTCTAGCCCGATCGGCCGAGTCCCGTTGTCCTTGAGGTCGAGCGGCACGTCACCGCCGGCCGCCGTGTCCGGCGTCGGCTTCGGGACCCGCGGGTTGTTCTCCAACGACTTCGCCTTGGCGATCGTGTCGATGTTGAGCGACGTCTGCGTGCCCGGCTCAGGTGCAGGGCCACCCTTGGTGTCGACCCACTTCTTCGTGCCGTCCGGGTTGACCTGCAGGAGCATGGTGGACGTGTTGTTCTTCTTGGCGTACTCCAGGCTGTCCGTGTACTCGAACGACTGGTCCTTCTTCATGAGCGTGTACATCGGCTTGTCGTGCGCTTTGGCGGCCTTGGTCGCCTCGGTCACGCCACCAGACCCGACCATTGGTGCACTCGAGGACTTGTTGATCTCGCCAAGTGTCGTCATCTTCGAAGTACCGTCAGGACTCACGACGAGAACGTCAGTGTCTGAGTGCGCGTACTTCGACGACGGTGGTTGGTCCTTGTGGATCGGATAGCCCATCGGTCCCTGGTAGACGTAGTACGTCTCGTCGAACTTCTTCGCCTTGAACGAAGCTGATGCGACCTCGACGTCCCAGGCGCCTTGATCGACGTCATCGGGCGCGATGGTCGTCATCTTCTTGAGCTTGGCAACCTTCGCTGCGTGGATCTGGTCAGCGGTCATGCCGGCCGTGGACTCGACGGGTCCGTTGTTCTTCGGCGCGTAGTCTGCACCACCGCCTGAGACCTTGGGCTTGGCCGGCTCGGCGAACACCATGTCCTTCGCCTTGGCTGGCGGCACGCCAGCTGCGACCAAGTCGTTGTACTCGGACTGCTTGTGCGGAGTCCACTCCTCGTGCGTGCTGCCGATCGGCTTGTCCATGTGCGCCTTGAGACTGGCGACCTTGGCGTGGTGCTCGTCGAACTCTGCCTCGGTCAGGGTCGACGTGCCCCACTCCTTCATGTGGGCGACCATGGCCTCCTGCTTCAGGCGACGCATCTCGAACTTCTGCCAGTTCTTCGAGTCCGGCGCGTGCTTGGACTGAGCCGCGACCGTGAGGTCGTGCGCCCGCTGCCAGTACTCGACCGAGTTCTTCTTGATCGGCTTCTTGGGGCCCTGCGGACCGTCGAACTTGGCGTTGAACCGCTTCGCCTGGATGACCTTGGCGGCCTGGATGTCAGCCTTCGTGATCGGGCTGCCGATCGGCTTGTTGAAGAACTTCGCGCCCTCAGGTGTGCGCACGTACCGCGTGAGCTCGAGCACCCGGACCAGCGTGGCTGCGTTCGCGGTGGCGAGCGAGCGACCACGACCAGCTCGGCGCTTGCGCTCCATGTTCGCCAGGGCCCTGATCGCCTTGGCCCGGGTCTCGGGCTTCACGTCACCGCCGCCTCGCGCCCATCGCCGCAGCGTGGCCCAGGCGGCAGCGATGGCGTGGCTGTCGCTCATCCCCTGGCCCTTGAGGTGCTCAGCGATGCGGCGAAGGTACGGGTCGAGGCCGCCGGCCTTCTCGACCCAGTTGCTGCGGCCGCCGCGCTTGTTCGTGAGCGGAACCTTCGCCATCACGCAGTCTCCCGCTTCTGTGCTGGCACCTCGCGCGCGAACGACCACGACCCGTAGCCGAGCACGCCCACCATGACGACGCTCACGAGAAGCTGCCACGTGACCGGGCCACCCAGGTTCTGGACGCGCGAGCCACAGATGATGAGCATCGCCATCACGACGCCGATGAACCGGCAGCGCTGGCCCCAGGTCGGGACCAGCGTCGCCATGTAGATGCTGTGGGCGCCGATCAGGAAGCCGGCCGCCGCGACGACGACGCGCAGGACGTCCCAGAGAACGATCATGTCACTCGCCTCCGTGGTCGATGCCGTACACCGTGAGCTCCGTGTCGTGTGGCCGGCCGGGTCGGCACCGGCAGCCGATGTGCGGTCCGCCGACGCCAGGCCACCCGATGGCCGGCTTCTTGTGATGATAGAAGTTCTTGCCGTTCGCCTCGGCGCAGTGCCGGGTCGTACGGTCGTCCATGATCGCGTACCAGCCCAGCTTCTCGCCGAACTGGGCAGCGGCCGCGTCCACCCGGCCAGCCGCGACCTCACGGCCTTGGCTGGCCTGCAGGTGCAGGTCGTAGTACCGCTTCTCCTGGGCGAGCGCTGCGACCATGGCCTTCGCCTGGCTGAGCTTCCCGCCGGCCTGCGACTGCACATCGTCGATCTCGCGCTGTAGGCGCTTGCCAGCGATGATCAGGTACTGGGCCCTCCGGATCAGGTTCGTCCGGATGGTCTCCTTGGTGACGGGGTCGAAACCCAGCTTGGGCTGCAGGGGCTGCTGCTTGTGGAGCAGCACGATGGCTCGGGCGGCTGTACGCGAAACTCCAGCATCCATGAGGGCCTTGACGATGGCTCCTCGCTCCTTCTCAAGGCCCTTCGCACCACGGAACTTGACAGGTCCGAGCTTGCCGCCCGATACCACCACGGGGACGGTGTTGACACCGACGTCCTCCAGACTCTCGACCCGGAGGCCCTGGACGAGGATCCCGGCGAGCTTGATGACCGCCTTCGTCTCTCCGTCCATCACGCCTCCCTGAAGAACACCACCAGGTTGTCCTCGTACGAGTGCTTGGCGCGGTTGAACTTGCCGTCGCACGTGATCGCCCGGAGCTCGGACAGCTCCGTCTTCCCGTAGACCTCGTCGGTCCCGAACGTGTCCTTGTCGTAGGCGACCTTGCGGTACGCCACGTAGGTCACGGTGGACCCGTCCGCCCGGGTGATGATGGCCTTGTCGCCGATGTCCAGGTCACGGAGCCTGAAGAAGATGCCGGGCTGACCGGCCTTCCCGTTCACCTGACCGTCCACGTGGCCGGCCACCACGGCCGGCCCAGGCTCTCCAGGACGGTACCCGTCCGCGTACCAGCCGGCCTGCATGGGCTCATTCACCGACGGGGTCTGGAGGACGTCTCCTGGCCCGAGGTGCAGCGGGATCAGGCTGGACACGGCCTTGATCGCCGGGATCTCCACCCGGACCGGGATCGGAGGTGTCGTCGCAGCGGTCGCCGCAGGTGCAGAGATGACCGGTTGTACCGAGGCCGCGGGCAGGCGGTCACTGGCACAGCCGGTCAGCGCCAGCAGGAGCGCGAAGACCGCGACCAGCTGGCTGCGTCTCACGCGGGGCCGCCACCGGTGTCGACGGAGCCCTGGGGCACCCGGATGACCCGCGGCTTCTCGACGATGATGGTCGGGCCGGGCACCACGGTGGTCGTGGGCGACGGGATGACCGAGGTGGTCGGCGGGACCGTCGTGGTCGGGGGCACCGTGCAGGCCAGGACCTTCTTGTTGAGCAGGTCGATGGCGAGCTTCACGACCGCCTGGCCACCCTCACCCAGGTCGCTGTCCTTCAGGACCGCGTTCAGCATCGCCAGGTCGATCGCGCCCTTGGCCGGCAGGACGTCGCCCGGGAACTTGTCCTTGCCGAGGTCCAAGACCGCGTCGAGCTGGAGGTTGAACGCCGCGGTCGCGGTCCGGCACAGCACCGTGTCCGGGCCGGGCCCGTCACTCTGTGCCACTGCCGAGCCGGCGAACGCCAGACTCATGATGCTGAGCGCCGCGACCACGAGGCCTGCGACGGCTGCGATTGCCTTCTTCATGCCGCCCTCTTGTTGTTCGGGGGAGTGTCTCGAACTGCGCGGGCAGCGTCCTTCGGGGACTGCCCAGCCTTGGCGCGACCGACCATGTCGGCGGTCGCGTCGACCGTGTTCTTCATCTCTGCTGCCTTGGCCGCGGTGTCCGCGTTCTTGGCGGCAAGCTCTCGTGCCGTCGGCACGTCCTTCATCTTCTCGACGTAGCCGTCCACGGACTCGCGGACGACCTCCTCGTCGAGCCCCAGGTACCGGGCCGTCTTGTTGATCAGCTCGCCCACGAACTTCTCCGGGGCGTGCACCTCAGGCGCCGTGACGATCTTGCCGAGCAGGTCCAGAGACCGCGCCATGTCCGCCTCGCTGAGCGGCCCGATCGAGATCTTCGGGACGACGGCGTCCGGGCCCATGTTGTAGACGACCAGCGGCTTGAGGATGCCCTCGGCTGCGGAGTTCGCGAGCTCGTTGGCCATGGCCTGACGAGACTCGAGGAAGAACTTGGACTGGTCCGCCGAGAGCCCGCCGGCCGACATGCCACCGTTCGAGCCGGCCATGCCGGCCAGGTCAGTGAACGACGCCAGGACCGACTTGGTCATCATGGAGTCGAAGTAGTTGATCGCCTGGATGAACTGGCCGGCGCCGGTGCCGGCGCTCTCCAGGACCTCGAACACCTTCAGCGTGGGGTCGGCACGACCCTCCAGTGCGATCACGGCAGACGCCCGACCGTCAGCGATCGCGTCAGCGTTCTGCTTCGCCTGCTCGAAGGTGTCCCCGAACACGCCGATCTTCGGCAGGGACTGGCCCTCGAGGAACTGGCAGAGCAGGAACAGCACCTTCTGCTGGGTCTGCCAGATCCAGTACGCCACGTCGAGGTCCGACACGCCCCGGACGGGCTCCCGGTGCGTGCCGTGCGTGTAGATCCACGACCGGATCCGCGGGATGTCGATGTAGCCGACCTGCCCGCCGGACTGCACGAACATGCGGCTCTTCTCGCCCATGAGCGAGTCCAGGCCCGATGCCCGCTGCCTGAAGCCCTCCTGCCGGCCCGTGCGCGGGTCCCAGGCGACCTCACAGCTGGCCGGCGGGCGCCAGTGCAGGTCCTTCAGCCAGATCTGGCCCTCGCTGAGGTCCCACTCCTTCTCGAAGAAGGTGTGACGGTACGCTGCCGCGGCGGTGGCCTGGTCGATGGCACGGTTGAGCAGGTCGTTGTCCATGAGGTTGGCCTTGACCAGCGCCGCCTCACCGGTGTCACCGTCGCCGGCCTTGATGAGGACCTCGGCGGACCGGATCGGCTGAGTCAAGACCTGCTCGACCGAGCGAGCCTGGCCGGACCGGCCCAGCATCTTCTTGATCTCGGCCGGGGTACCCTCCAGGCCGACGCCCGAGTCGAAGACCTTGCCGTTGTCGAAGGCCGGGAACAGCCGGTCGTACATGTCGAACGGCTCGCCGGTGACGGCCTGCTTCGCCAGCTTGGCCCGCTCACGGGCGGTGAGCTCGGTGTCTGCGTCGTTCACGTTGACCTTGGCCATGTCCCCTCCTCTCAGTCGAAGGCGTCCCAGCGCCCGCCGGCGTGAGCGTACGCTCGCGCCCGCTGGGCTCCGGCCCGCTCGTTGGGGCCCTCAGGCTCCTCGAACGTGTTGCTGTGTGCGCTCGGGATCCAGAACGACATGGCCGTGGTGTCGCCGGCGTCCGGCGATCGGCCGAGCCGCTTCCTGATCGCGTCCTTGCTCTCGACGACGAGCGTGTTGCCCGTGCCCGTGCTCCAGCCCGGCATGGTCAGGTCCGCGGTCAGGTCGTCATCGTCAGGCAGGCAGATGAACGCGTCCTTGGACGGGTCCAGCAGCTCCTTCAGGTTCCACCAGGCGGCGCTCCGCTTGTTCGGGAACTTCCAGGTGCCGGTCTCGTCTCGTCGGCCGGTCCGCTCCGAGGCGTTGAACGCCGTGACGTTGTACTTGCCGTGGCGGAGCATGTCCACCACGCCGGCGCCGACGCCGATGACGTCGACGATGGCCCGCGACTTGGGGTGCTGCAGCTCGGCCTGCAGACGGTGGTACGTCTGGACCGTGTCCTCCTTGACGAACCGCTCCACCTTGTGCAGGACGTCCAGCTCGCGGACGCCGATCGCGGTCTTGTCCGTGCCGTACCGCGCGACGTCGCACGAGATGATGCGGATGCCGGGGCGCTGACGGTGCCCGTCCTCGTGCCAGGCGGTCCAGCGGCGCTGGGCCGCGACCACGTGGCTCAGCGGGATCAGCCCGTCCTCCGAGTCGGCGAACTCGCCGAGCACCTTGGCGATGTACAGCGGGTTGGTCTCGCCCCACGAGGCCTTGACGTCGTCCACCCACTCGCGCGAGACGAGCAGCTCGTTCAGCTTCTCCGGGACCACCTCGCCCGTGAGGTTGGGGCTGTCGAACGCCGAGATCTTGATGGTCTTCCACGTCGGGTCACGGTGGCAGACCCGGGCGAACTCCGACGAGTTGTCGTCGGGGTTCCCGATCGCCAGCACGCGGCAGTACGGCGACGTGGTGATGGTCTTGGTGGCCTCCCACAGCCAGGCCGGGATGCCGCCTGCCTCGTCCATGATGACCAACACGTACTTGCGGTGCAGGCCCTGGAACGCCGACTGGGCGTGGTCAGGTGGCCGGCGCCCCATGCCGATGAGCGTGCCGTCCTCAAGCAGCCACCGGTCGCTGCGCTGCACCTCGCCGCGGAGCTTGTGCTCACGGTGGAGCTTGCGGATCTCCTCCCACAGGATGGAGTGCACCTGCTCCCGCGAGGGCGCGGTCGAGACCACCAGCGCCTCGCCGGGCGGGTGGATGTCCAGCCACCAGGCCGTGGTGACCGCCGCGGTGAAGCTCTTGCCGGTCGCGTGAGCACTGCGCACCGCGACCCTACGGTGGTCGAGGAGCGTCTCCATGATCTCGCGCTGCTTGCTCCACAGGTGAATGCCCACCCGGTGGCGTGCCCAGCCCACCGGGTCGCGACCGTACGGTGAGGGTGTGAGTTGCTCGGCCACCTTGCTCGCCCAACCAACACGCATGCTGTGTACACCACCCTACGCATATGGTACGATAGGCCTGCAAGCCAAAACTGAACGAATGGGAGCACCACATGGCAACGTTGGCACTCGACGTAGTGGTCGAGCAGGGCGAGACCGCCGAGCAGGCCGCCCGGTACGTGGCTGGCAAGCACGCCGACAAGGTGACGATCTCCGTCAGGCCGGCCGGCAACGGCTGGCCCGAGGCGACCTACACCGGCGACGAGGCGGTGCTGAAGTCGATCAAGCACCGCTACGACACCCTCGGCAACAACAAGGGCCGCAACCTCGGCCTGGCCTCGGTGGCCAAGGGCGAGAAGCGCAACCGGCCCGCCAAGGGCACCAGCTAGGTACTGCCACCAGCCCCGCATGCTACGGCGTGCGGGGCTGTTTGGTGCTACCAGCACGGTACCAAAACTGGCCCTCATTCACGCTGTACGGCCCTACCAGCAATGTGGTATGGTAGCACAAGCAAGGCGCCACCCGGGTGGTGGCGGTCGCGGACTGGTAACCCGCGGCGAGAGCGGCCTCGAGCCTTACCACCTCGAGGAGCGCAGGACCGGAGCAACAACCCCAAGGGCGGATGCCTGCGGGGTTGATTGCTGTTACCCCTCTTCTTGGGCGTCCTCGCTGCGGGCGCCCTGCCAGGCCGAGAAGTGGGCCGCGGCGTTCGCCCAGCAGCTCATGAGGGCCACCCACAGCACCGACTCCGACCACCACAGCAGCGTGGGGATGACGGCCACGAACCACACGATGGTGGCCACGGCGTGCACGTGGCGCAGGCTCTTGGTGTCGCCCAGCACGCTGAGGAGCTTGCTCACCACCAGCTGCTGCGGCCGCCGACCGGGCGGCCCACCTGACCGAGCAGCAGGAGCACGAGGCCCACGACCAGCAGGATGCCGCCGATGTAGTAGAGCAGGCTGATCCCCAGCAGGTAGCCGAGGAGCAGCAGGATGACGCCGAGAATGATCATTATCGCTCCTATGCGTGAGTGTGCCAGAGGTCGCGTAGCTCGACCTCGCCGTACTCCGGGTTGGCGTCGGTGGTCGTCTGCAGGTAGCAGCCGGCCTTGAAGTACCAGCTGCTGCTGCCGGTCGAGGCCAGCGCGGCCGCTCCTGAGGTGTAGACCGGGTTCACCATGTCGTTCAGGTAGAACTTCGCGACGTTGTTGACGACCTCGATCATCCACTCCCACTCGATGTTCTCGATGTTCACCGCGCCAGCCGTGGCCAGCTCGCCGGCCACCGAGGTGCCGTTCAGTCGGAACCGCAGTCGCAGCGTGCTGGTCACGAACTGCGTGAGGAACGTCAGCCGGTCCGAGGTGCCGTTGTGCAGCTGGGCCAAGATGATGTTCGGGTTGGCAGTGGGGGAGCGCAGGATCTTGGAGCGCCCGTGCAGTCGGTGCGTGCCCGTGAGCGCGTCGAACGCCGCGTTGGTTCCGTTCGCGGCCAGCTCCCGCAGCTCGCAGCGGGTCGACGACGAGCCTCCGGTCGTGGGACCGACCGCGGGAGCCCGCAGCAGCGCCCGATCACCGGCGGGGTTGCCGATGAACCACGGATAGAATCGGTAGCCGGCCGCGATCTCGTCCTGATCGTGAGTCTCGATCGCTGCCGTGTCAGGTATCGCGATCTGCACCGCGAAGTGGTTCGGCCTGCTCGCACCGATCTGCAGCACATCGCCCGGTGCTGTCGTGGGCGGTGCCGACCAGTCCATGGTCTCGAGCCAGTCGCCCGGGTCGTCGCTGGGCGCAGGCCGGAGCGCGAACCCGACGGAGCGCCACAGGGTGGCAGCCAACGACGAGCCCGAGATGTCGACGTGTCGGGTACCGGTGGCGCCCGCGGCGGCGCGGATCTCGTAGCAGGTCTGCATGCCGTAGCCGGCGCTGGTGTTGCCAGCGGCCGGGCTGACCCGCTGGCCACCGGTGTCAACCGTCCAGGTGTTGCCGCCGGTCACGCTCGGGGTGAGAACGCGACTGGACGACGAGGCGATCGAGCCGTAGCCGACCATCCAGAAGCACAGTGCACCTGGCGTCAGCACGGTCATGCCGGGCACGTCCCACTGGACGTCAGAGAACGTGTGTGTGCCGGTGAACGGGTTCACGTCGAACGGCGTGGTCGGGTCGACGTTGGACCAGTTGTTGCAGCGCCAGGTCGCCCACTGGGTGCCGCCGGCCGGGGTGAAGGAGAACGAGGTGTTGGCGGCCACCTCAGCGTCGGTCGCCCAGTGCCAGGCCATGTAGACGTGTCCGGTGCCAACGTCGACGTCGAGCACCTCGGTCCAGCCGGCTGGCGTGGTCCAAGTGCGGCCAGACTGGCCCTGGATTACGATCGTGCGGAACACCCCGGTGCCGAGACCAGCGGGGGTCGAGTCCATCGTGACCGCGGCCGAGCTCAACGTGGTGTAGTTGCCGCTCGTCCCAGAGAGACGCTCAATCGTCTTGGGCATCGGCTACAAGCTCGCTCGTGCGGCCAGCAGGTACCAGGAGGCGCCCTTCATCCGCAGCGCCAGGAACAGCGTCTTGTTCGCCGCGACCGCGATCGGGCTGGCCAGGCCGGTGGTCAGCAGGATCGAGGCGTGCACGGTGAGCGAGAACGACACGGTGGGCGTGATCTCCACGATGATCTGCTGACCGTCATAGCCGTTGGTCGGCACGGCCAGTGTGAAGCCCGCGACCGAGTGTGCCACGCGGCGACAGGTCGCGGGACCGCCTGTACCGGTCGCGGCGTTGATCGTGTAGGTGCCGGCGTTGGCCGGCGCGGTGTCGGTGGCGATGATGACGGCCGACCCGGCGGGCCCGGTAGTACCAGCAGGACCCGTGGCACCGACAGGACCTGCGGCCCAGGTGTCGTCGCCTCGCAGGAACGTGGTCGAGTTCTTCGAGCCACCTGCACCGAGGTCGGCGGGAGCGAGCGCCAGGTCCGTCTTCACCTGGGCCATCGTACGGCCGGTCCAGGCGCCGGACTTGCGCTGGAGCACCGAGTCGTTGGCCGGCGCGAGCGCCGCGATGTCCGTCAGGTCCGAGTCAGCGGCCTGCTTGGCGTCCAGCGCGCTCTGGGTCGCGGTCGAGATGGGCTTGCTGGCGTCGGACGTGTTGTCGACGTTGCCCAGGCCGACGTCGCCCTTCGCCAGAGCCAGGTCGGTCTTGAGCTGTGCCGGCGTGCGC